TGATAACCCAAAAGCTACAAGCACGGAAGTCTGAATTGGAAACTTTGGGAGTTAGCAATAGCGACCGGATTACCAAGATCGGAATTCCAAACAGCTGAGGATATTTTGACAGCATTTGAGATACTGGAGAAGCGCAATGGCAAATGATGCAATCAGTTACGATCAGAGTGATTTGCGCGGTATTACAAGAGCTTTCAAGGCCATGGATGAATCGGCTATTGCACAGGCAAAAAATGTTTCAAATGGGTTGGCCACTTATGTGCAAACACAGATCAAAAGCGCGGCAAGTGGTCGGCCAAATAAAGCCGCATCTAGAATCGCCGATGGTTCGCGTGTCAGCAAGTCGTCAAAGATTGGTGAATTGTCATTTGGCTTTGTCTCTCAAAAGTTTTCCGGTGGCGGTACCACTCAACAACTTTGGGGCGGTTATGAATTCGGATCAAATAAATTCAAGCAATTCCCGGTGTGGTCAGGCCGTGAAGGCCGAGGTTCAAAAGGATACTTTATCTACCCAACATTGAGAGCCGAACAACCTCGGATCATTGCTCAATGGGAAGCGGCATTTTCTAAGATATTGAAGGAGTGGTGATGGCTGGTCAATCAAGAACACTCAAATTATCAATTCTGGCCGATGTAGATCAGCTCAAAAAAAGTCTTACTACCGGCACCAAAGAGGTGCAAACCTTTGGATCAAATATTTCCGATTTTGGCAAAAAGGCTGGATTGGCATTTGCCGCAGCCGGTGCCGCAGCTGGAGCCTACGCCGTCAAATTAGCGGTTGATGGTGTCAAAGCTGCAATCGAGGATCAAGCTGCACAGGAGAAGTTGGCCACGACTTTACGCAATGTCACCGGTGCTACCAATTCTCAAATCAAAAGCGTTGAAGATTATATTTTAAAAACATCGTTGGCTTATGGCGTGACCGATGGAGATTTGAGACCATCGCTGGAGCGTTTGGCGCGTGCCACAGGCGATGTGCAAAAAGCACAAGAATTGCAAGCTTTGGCATTGGACATTTCAGCCGGTAGCGGCAAATCGCTAGAAGCCGTTTCCAATGCGCTTGCAAAGGCACAGGAAGGCAATACAGCCGCGTTGGGCAAACTAGGTGTGGGATTATCCACGGCTGAGTTAAAAACACTTTCATTTGATGAAGTGACCAAAAAACTAGCTGATACTTTTGAAAATCAAGCATCGGTCAAGGCTGAGACATTTCAAGGCAAAATGGATCGTCTCAAGGTTGCATTTGATGAAGGCAAAGAAACAGTCGGTGGATTCATTCTTGATGCCATAACTCCATTGATGACCATTTTCACCAATGATGTTTTGCCAACTATCCAAAAAGTCGCGCTAAGAATTGGCGATCAACTTAATCCGGTTTTCACATCTTTAGGCACTTTTCTCAATGACACATTGATCCCGGCTTTTAAAGCATTTTATGGTTTCATCAATGATTACATCATCCCAATTCTCAATGTCACTTTGGTGCCAATTATCAAAGCCGTATTTGAAGCTTTTAGTTCAATTTCAAAGGCTTTGAAAGACAATGCCACAGATTTGAAGCCATTGACGGATGCTTTAGTCACTTTGGCTGAATTTCTTAGAGACACCATTGCACCAATCATGGGCAAATTTATTTCAGGCACAATCACAGGCATTGCCAATGTGATTAGCGGTTTGATCGATGTTGCAGCAAATGTGACAAGCGCGGTGACAACTGGATTCAATGCGATTAAAAAGATTTTTACCAATGTGAAGGATTTTTTAGTTGATCAGGCAAGCACTATTTTTGAGCCTTTGTACGATGGCATGAAAGCCGTTTTAAACGCGATCATTGGCATTTGGAATAAATTGGATTTTGCCATTGATATTTCGGTGCCTGATTGGGTGCCACTTGTAGGCGGTAAAGGTTTCAAGGTTGCTGACATTTTCCCGGATGTGCCAAAACTGGCAAAAGGCGGCATTGTCAATTCACCGACATTGGCCATGATTGGTGAAGCTGGCCCGGAAGCGGTCATTCCTTTAAGTGGCAATGGAACAATGGGCAACACGATCAATGTGACAGTCAATGGCGCAATCGATCCTGAAAGCACAGCACGCCAAATCATTACGCTTTTGAATAATTCAAGCTATCGCGGCACATTGGGTGCAGGAGCTTTGGTCTCATGAGCCTATGGAATCCCGAATATAAGATTTTGATTGATGGGGTTGATTACAGCTCATCAACCTTGGCAAATCTGACCATTAGTTCGGGCCGGACATCAATATATGAACAACCTGTGGCCGGATATTGCTCGGTTGAGTTAATCAATTTTGATAACACAGATTATTCATTCACAGTAGGCACCGACATTTTGATTTCAATTAAAGACTCCACAGGCACTTATGTGGATTTGTTTGGTGGGTTCATTTCTGATCTTGAGATTTCGGTGCAATCGGCTGGATCACGCGGATATGTAACAGCTGCACGAATTACAGCTTTAGGAGCTTTGGCACGATTGGCGCGCGCAAACTGGGAATTGGCTTTGGCCAAAGATTTTGATGGGGATCAGATTTACACCATTTTGAGTGATCTATTGCTCAACAATTGGAACGAGGTTGCACCGGCTTTACAATGGCAGGATTATGATCCAACGACAACATGGGCAAATGCTGAAAATGTGGGATTGGGTGAGATTGATCAACCTGGTCAATATGAAATGGTTGCACGAGCTGCCGATCCTATTTCAAGCTACACAATTGCTTCACAAATTGCAGAATCCGGACTTGGTTATCTTTTTGAGGATTCATCGGGGCGAATCGGGTATGCGGATGCTTTACACCGTCAAACATATTTAGCCGCCAACGGATACACCACAATTTCGGCAAACACATCAATTGGCATTGGTTTGAGATCGGTTACACGCTCCGGCGATGTTCGGAATTTCATCACTTTAAATTACAAAAACTCACAAATTGTGGAAAGTGATTTGGCATCCATTTCGCAATACGGCAAATTTGCTGAAATCTTTGACACTAATTTGGAAAATGCCAGTGAGGCCGCTGCCGTAGCTGCACGCCGTTTGCAGCTCAAAGCTTATCCACGCGCCTTTTTTGATTCAATTGAATTCCCATTGGGATCACCCGAAATCGATGATGCAGACCGCGATGATCTACTTAACATTTTCATGGGGCTACCGGTCGAAATTACTGAGCTGCCACCAAATATCGTCAATAGCCAATTTCAAGGCTATGTGGAAGGTTGGTCATTTCGCGCCTCATACAATGCGCTGTCAATTTCGATCAACCTATCTCCAATTGAATTCTCTCAAGTGACACTCCGATGGAATCAAGTGTCTGCTTTAGAGTCTTGGAATACAATTAACCCAACTCTCACATGGGAAAACGCGATTGGAGCGGTGGCATAAATGGCAACAACAACTCCCAATTTTGGCTGGCCGGTGCCAACAAGCACCGATTTGGTCAAGGATGGCGCAACGGCAATTGAGGCTTTGGGCGATGGCGTAGATGCCTCGCTCGTTGATCTTAAAGGCGGCACGACTGGACAGGTTTTAGCAAAAACATCTGCAACGGATTTGGATTTTACATGGGTCACAACAGATGACACCAATGCAATCCAAAATTCAATTGTCGATGCAAAAGGCGATTTAATCGGAGCAACCGCAGCTGATACACCAGCTCGCTTGGCGGTTGGTACAAATGGGCAAGTGCTTACAGCTGATTCAACAGCTGCAACTGGTTTGGCTTGGGCAACAGCTTCGGCAGGTTCAACTTATGTAGCTGGCAAAAATGGGATTCTTAATTCTAATTTTTCTGTGGCTCAACGCGGTACAACTTTTGCCGCACCTACATCTAACACCTACACACTAGACCGTTTTATTTGGCAATCGTCAAGCGTTGCAAGCAAAACAATTAGCCAACAATCCTCAGGTTTGACAGGTATCCAATACTCAATGCGTGTTGCTCGTGACTCAGGCAATACAAATACCGCAGCAAATTACATTGGGTATTCATTTGAAACCATTGATTCTTATCGTTTTGCCGGCCAAACTGTAACTTTTAGTTTCTATGCAAAGGCTGGTGCAAATTATTCGCCAACTTCAAGCCTTTTAGGTTTGAGATTAAGCTCAGGAACAGGCACTAATCAAAACTACTTAAGTGCAGGTTTTACAGGTAATTCCAACATTGTTGATACAACACAAGCTATAACAACAACTTGGACTAGGTATTCATTTACTGGTACTGTAAGTTCAAGTGCAACTCAAATAGGTTTCTTTTTATCATCAACGCCAACAGGTACGGCTGGGGCTAATGATTGGTTTGAAGTAACTGGATTGCAGTTAGAAATTGCTGGGAGTGCTAGTGGCTATTCTCCTAATACTTCTACTTATTCTACAGAATTAGCAGCTTGTCAGAGGTATTACGTCCGCTGGTCGGCATTGCAAAATTATTACATTGGTGGGCGTGGTAATGCGCAAAACACTACGACAATTCAAATGCAATTTTCACCTCCAACAACAATGCGAGTCACGCCAATTTCTTTAGATTATTCAAACATACAAGCCTATGATGAAGTTGCTGGTTTTGCCATTTCACCTGCAACAATTCAAGGTGCTTCAAATCCACAAAATTTGCAAACGGTTTTGGCTGTTATTGGGGCTACGCAATTTAGAACTTACACAATGATCGCATCAGGCGGAAACGGCTATGTCGGTTTCAGCGCAGAACTATAGGAGATAACATGGACAAAGTAACTTTTATTGAAATCACAGATTCACTA